CATGTGCATGTCCATGTCCGCGCCGAAGCCGCCGCCGCCCCCGCCGCCCCCGCCGCCGCCGCCCGAGCCTCCGAAGGCCGTTGACGAGGCCGTGACGCGCGCCCGGTCGGACGAGCGCACGCGCGCCCGTGCCGCTGCCGGCTACTCGAGCACGATCGCCAACGCGGGCGGGCAGGGTGGCCTCGGCATGTCGCAGACCGCGACGGCCGGCAAGACGCTGCTGGGGATGTAGGCCAATGGCCGACGACATCGCACCTCGTCGGCAGTTCGAGCGGCGCCGCATGGCGCTGCGCAACGAGCGCGATTCCTGGATGCAGCACTGGCGCGAGATCGCGGACTACCTGGTCCCGCGTCGCGGCAAGTTCCTGACCATCTCGACGGGCGACGCGAACAAGGGCGACAAGCGCAACGGCAAGATCGTCGATGAGACGGGCACGCTGGCGCTGCGCACGCTGGCCTCGGGCATGATGGCGGGCATCACGTCGCCCGCGCGCCCGTGGTTCAAGCTGCAGGCGCCCGACCCCGAGATGATGCAGTACGGGCCCGTCCGCACCTGGCTGGAAGCGGTCGAGCGGCGCATGCAGACCGTGTTCACGCGGTCGAACCTCTACAACGTCCTGCCCGTGGTCTACGAGGAATTGGGCGCCTTCGGCACGGCGGCAATGGCCGTGCTTGAGGACGACGAGGACATCGTGCGCTGCTACCCGTTCACGGTCGGTGAGTACATGTTGGCGAACGGCCCGCGCATGGTTGTCGATACGTTCTATCGCGAATATCCGATGACCGTGGCGCAGGTCGTCGGCGAGTTCGGGCTGGCGAACGTGTCGGCGAACGTGGCCCAGCGCTACCGCGACGGCCAGCTCGACCAGTGGGTCAACGTGGTCCACGCGATAGAGCCCAACGACAAGCGGGTCATGAACGTCGCCGGCGCGCGCGGCATGCCGTTCCGCTCGGTCTACTACGAGCTGGGCGCGGCCGAGACGGAGCGCGAGCAGTTCCTGCGCGTCGAGGGCTTCGAGGAATTCCCGGTCATGGCGCCGCGCTGGCATGTGCTGGCGACGGACGTGTACGGGCGCTCGCCCGGCATGGATGCGCTGCCGTCGCTGCGGCAGATTTCCGTCATGGTCAAGCGCAAGGCGCAGGCGATCGACAAGATGGTCAATCCGCCGATGATCGCGCCGTCGTCGTTGCGCGGCCAAGCGACTTCGATCCTGCCGGGCGCCGTCACCTACGTCGATATGGCGGCCGGGCAGGCGGGTCAATCGGCGTTCCGGCCGGCGTTCGAAGTGAACCCGCGCGTTCAAGAGATGATGCTCGATATCCAGAACAAGCAGCGCGATATCGAGCGCACGTTCTTTGCCGACCTGTTCCTGATGTTTGCCCAGACCGATCGCCGCGAGATCACGGCGCGCGAGGTCGATGTGCGCCAGGAGGAAAAGCTGCTTGCGCTCGGGCCCATGCTCGAGCGGCTGCACGATGAATTGCTGGACCCGCTGATCGACCGCACGTTTGCGATCATGGCGCGCAACCAGTTGCTGCCCGAGGCGCCGCCCGAGATGCAGGGCGTCGAGCTTCGCGTCGAGTATATCTCGATGCTGGCCCAGGCTCAGCGAGCGGTGCGCACGGCTTCGATCCGCGACTATTTCACGTTCGGCATTGGGCTGGCGGGTGCGAACCCCGACGTGCTGGACCGCATGAATTTCGACAAGGGCGTGGAAACCTACGGCCTCGATATTGGCGTGCCGTCCGACCTGATCCGCGCCGACGACGAGGTGAAGAAGATCCGCGACGACAAGGCGCGCCGCGCGCAACAGGCGCAGGCGATGCAGATGACCGACGCGGCGGCGAACACGGCCAAGACGATGGCCGAAACGCCCATCGGTGACCAGAACGGGCTTGAGCGCGTGCTGGCGGGCATGGGGGTCGGCGCGTGACCCAGGCCGCTCGCAAGCAGGTGCCGTTCAACGCCGCCGACAAGGAGTCGGTGGCCCAGCGCGATCGCGACACGCTTCGCAAGCGCGAGGGCGAGCTGGCCGATATTCGCGCCGCGATGGCCGATGGCGTCGCATCGCGCGTGCTGTGGCGCGTGCTCGAGCGCTGCCACGTCTATCAGACGAGCTTCACGGGCCACGGTTCGCGCGACTCGTTCCTCGAAGGCGAGCGCAACATCGGCCTGTTTCTGATCTCGGAAATGATCGAGGCGGACCCCAAGGGGTACGCGAATCTGCTGACGAAGGAGAAATCACGAGATGTCTGAACCGAGCAATACCGCACAGGCTTCCACCGACGCGGGTGCCGGACAGGCTGCGGCCGACCAGGGCAAGCAGGGCGCCGGCGCGCCTGCTTCCGTTCTGTCTGCCGCTGGCGCTGCCGAACCCAAGGCAGACGCCGCTGCGACCGGCACCGACCCCGCGAAGTCCGACCCGGCCGAGGCCAAGCCCAAGGAGGGCGAAGGCAAGGACGGCAAGGAAGGCGAGGCCAAGGTGCCGGAAAAATACGAGCTGAAAATGCCCGAGGGCATGACGCTCGACGAGGCCGCGCTTGGCGAGGCGACTCCCGTGTTCAAGGAACTCGGGCTGACGGGCGAGCAAGCGCAGAAGCTGGCGGACGTGTACGCAAAGCAGGTCCAAAAGCTGGCCGCGCAGTCGGCGGAGACTTGGAAGAAGCAGCACGAAGGCTGGGTCAAGAGCATGGTCGGCGACGCCGAGTTCGGCGGCGACGGCAAGCTCGCGGTCAAGGACGGCAAGCTCGCAGGGGCTTCGTCGGACCTGATCGGGCGCGCCATCAACAAGGTTGGTGGCGAGCAGGCGCACGCCTTCAAGGAGATGCTGGACATGACCGGGGCGGGCAACCACCCCGAGATGGCCCGGTTTCTCTACCGCGTCGGGAAAATGGTGGGCGAGGGGTCCGTGGTCCGTGGCGATGCTGCGGCGCCGGCGGGCAACTCGCTGCCGCAGGAAGTCCTCTATCCCTCCATGAAGAAAGGAAGTTAATCAATGCCTCTCCTGAACGCTACGCATCCCACGTTGCTCGACGTGGCGAAGCGCCTCGACCCGGATGGCAAGGTCGCCAAGGTGGTCGAAATCCTGAACCAGACGAACGAAATCCTCGACGATTGCGTCTGGATCGAAGCGAACGACGTCACCTCGCACCTCACGACGATCCGCACCGGTCTGCCGACCCCGACGTGGCGCAAGCTCTACGGCGGCGTGCAGCCGACCAAGAGCACGACCGCGCAGGTCCGCGACTCCATCGGCGATCTGCAGGCTTACGCGGAAGTCGATGCGCGCCTCGTCGATCTCAACAACAACGCGCCGGCGTTCCGGCTGTCCGAGGACATGGCCCACATCGAGGGCATGAACCAGCAGTTTGCGACGACGCTGATCTACGGCAACGAGGGCACGCAGCCCGAGGCTTTCACGGGCCTGTCGCCGCGCTTCAACCTCATCACGGCCCCGAACGGCGACAACATCATCCGCGCCGAAGGCTCGCAGCCCGACGCCAACGACAACACGTCGATCTGGCTGGTGGTCTGGGGGCCGAACACGGTCCACGGGATCTATCCCAAGGGCATCCCGGGCGGCCTCGAAATCGAGGACAAGGGCCGCGTGACCGCCGAGAATATCGACGGCGCGAACGGCCGCGCGGAAATCTACCGCACGCACTACAAGTGGATGTGCGGCATGACCGTGCGCGACTGGCGCTATGTCGTGCGCATCACGCTGAACCAGGAAGATCTGGTGCGCAACGCCGCCACCGGTCCCGTCCTGTTCGACGTGATGACCCAGGCGCTCGACCTGGTGCCGTCGCTGTCGATGGGCCGCCCGGCGTTCTACATGAACCGCCGCGTGCGCTCGTTCCTGCGCCGTCAGATCATCTCGGCCACGACGAACTCGACGCTCACCCAGGAAAACATCGGCGGCAAGCTCGTCACGATGTTCGCGGGCGTGCCGGTGCGTCGCTGCGACGCGATCCTCAACACCGAGGCCGGCGTCTAAGTATGGCCCGGCGTTCCCTCACTGAAGAACAGCTTGCCGCCAAACGCGAACGGGAACGCGAATACAATTCGCGCCCCGAAGTAAAGGCGCGCAAGAAGGCGTCTAGTTCGACCCCGGAGGCGAAAGCTGCACGGAAAGCGTACTACGCGCGTCCGGATGTGAAGGAACGCTACAAGTTGCGGCGTGACGATGCGGCCCATCGTGAATATTGCAAACAATGGCGCCGTAGCGAGACGGGAAGGCAAAAACTCAAAGAGAGCGGCCTGCGGTTGCGTGGCTTTACGCTTAAGCTTTGGAACGATCTTCTTTCGTTTCAGGGCGGCGCGTGCGCCATTTGCCGCAAGCCGTTCCCTGAAGATAAGCGTGGCATTCACGCCGATCATTGCCATGAAACTGGGGTTCCTCGCGGGCTTCTGTGTCAACCGTGCAATCACGCCGAGGGTCAGATCAAGAAAACTGGCCTCAAAGCCGCAGAATT